GGATAAAGACGGGACATCAGCATCAACAAGAACGCAGGTCGAGAACAATATTGCTAACGACCTCAACGAGAATCTTGCGATTCTTTCGATTGATATTGAGTTCGTCGATCCGATAACTACGTTTCTTGAACTCGATACAGAGATCTTCTATAATCCAGATCTCACATCAAGAACGAGATCGTCTATACAGTCAGCGATTCAAACGTCGATCGTCAATTATGTCAACGAAAATCTCAAGTCGTTCAAAGGAATCTTTCGTAAGTCGAGATTGCAAACACAGATCGACTCGTTCTCAGAAGCAGTTTCGTCTTCATCGATTGTCGCAAGACTTCAACAAAGATTGACACCAGTCAGAGCCGCATCTCCGAATAATCCATCACCGTCTAGATCATATACACTTTTGTTTCCGGCGGCTCTTGCGAGCCCCGACGATGAACTGAGAGTGATCACGAGTTCGACATTTGAGTATAATGGTCAGACCGGCTTAGTCGTCAATCGATTGAGTTCAAACACTCTTCAGATCGTCACACCAGAAAATGTTGTTCTTCTCGATAATGTGGGTTCGTACACGCCTTCGACCGGTAAGGTTCAGTTTACCGGATTTGCACCAGGAATCATTAGTTCCGGTGATTCGTTCATCAAGATCAGTGCAAGACCGAATAATGATTCGGTGATCAAACCATTGAGAAACTACATCATCGACTTTGACACCAGTCGCTCAAGAACTCTTGCGACGATTGATACGAATGAGATCTCGGTAAAGTTATGAGCTACGACGATACACTCGAAGATAAAAACAGAAGAAACATCTGGTTTCATCAACCGAGTGTTGAAGAAGTTCTGCCGTCTTACTTTCGTTCTGAGTACCCTAACCTTATTACGTTTCTTGACAAGTATTATGAATTTCTTGATTCTGACGGCAACATTGGCGACGTCATCAATCATTTGGGACAATCTCAGGATCCCGATGCGGTTGATGCGGCATATCTTGATTATCTTTTCGGAGAATTGACGCCTGATTTGAGAGCGGATCTGTTCGATGATCCTCGAGAAGTTCTAAAGAACCTCGCTGATTTCTTTAGAACCAGAGGTACTCTATATTCTGCAAAGGCATTCTTCAGAGCGCTATACGGTGAAGAAGTTGAAATCACGTATCCTAAGGATCGTCTTCTGACGGTCGGCGTTTCGGACATCGGACCCGAAGGCGATATTATTCAGGACGGTGCTCTTTATCAGATTCTTTCGATTCTTGTCAGGAGTAGCTCGTCTCGTAATACATGGGAAAGCTTGTATAAGAAACTCGTTCATCCTGTCGGATTCTATCTTGGTTCTGAAGTGGCGATAGATAGAGTTGTCGGTCTGACGATTGATGCATTTATTGACAGTGATGAAGGCGCTGCCGGTCTGTTTGAAGATGTGTCGACTGTTTCGATTGGTATTGAAACTCCGTACCAGCAAATGACCGGCTTCTATACCGATATCGTTGCGGATTCCGATTATAGAATCAATCTCGACGAGACGATTGGTACATATGATTCCGAAACCGGTGCATTCGTCATTGATCAGTACGTTACGTTTGAGACTTGGACTGATCCGAACTCGCCAACACTCGATGATTCCGACATCGATCTTTCGAATATTATTGAGAGCATCGACCAAAATAAGTATGACAACTAATATAAATAACTATAACTCGGCTTAGAGAGAATCACATGGCAAGACAGAATCTATTTCTCGGCTCTACAGCAAATGATGGCACCGGTGACACTCTACGTCAAACCGGGCAAAAGATTAACGAGAACTTCATCGAATTGTATCAGGCTCTTGGAAACGATAGCGATATCATTTCTGGCAAGCTTTCGTTTGATTCCGCTTCTGTTGTATTCGGGGGTGGTGCTGGTGACACGTTCCTGATTGCCGATACACAGACTGCCGATAACACGATTCGTCTTCCCGATGCTTCTGGTCGCATTCTGCTCGACTCCGATTCCGACACGGTATCAAACAAGATTCACCTTGCGTCGTTTTACGTCGATCCGCAGATTCAAGATTCTGAAAACTCTACAGTGTCATACACGATCAAGAGTGGTGCAATCACAGCGAATCGAAATATCAATCTTCCAGTATTGACGGACTCTGATACGTTTGTTTTTGAGTCGCATACACAGACACTGGAAAATAAAACTCTCGACTCTGCGACTCTGAATAATCCGATTCTCGTTGGAATGGTCGAAGATGCTAACGGCGCAAATCTTCTTGAGGTTACTGCGACGTCTTCGGCTCAGAACTATTTTACGAAGGCAAATGCTGCAACCGGCACTGGTCCGACTCTTGCTGTTGCTGGTGTGGATTCTGATGTTACTCTCAACGTCAATTCAAAGAATCAAGGAGCGGTTCGAGTTTCAAAGTTTGCTCGTCAGATGGTTACCGTCACGGCGAATGGCAATGTTCCAAAGACCAGTTCGTTTATTGATTGCAACAAAGGTTCGGCGTTAGCGTTGACTCTTGTTGATGGTGATGTTGCTGGCGAAGATAAAGTATTTGCGAATCGTGGTGCCGGAACAGCAACGATTACTCCTTCGAATTTTGCTCAGGGTACATCATTTGCGATTACTCAGAACGGCGCTTGTTCAGTCATTTGGAACGGATCAAACTGGTTTCTATATAGTAGAGACTCTGATTATGTTACAATCACATAGGTAGAAAATGCCAGCAGTTATTACAGATAGAATCAAAAAACAGATCCTTGAAGATCTGTTAGACGACATACAAGATTCCGCACAGACGTACTATATCGGTATTGGGCGTTCCGAACAGTGGAATGCTACTGATACTGTTCAGACTCCTTCGAACTGTATTCGCTGTGCAAGAAACGCTAGGCTGTCTCTACAGTCGATTAAACTTGCCGAGGCTGGTTCATTTGCTACGACACGAACAAACTGGACATCGGGTTCAACGTATTCGGCGTATGATGATGCTGCTCCGGGAATTCCGGCTCAGAACTATTTTGTTCTGACTAATGCCAATAGAGTTTACATCTGTTTGAAGCAAGGGCGAAATAGCAGCGGTGCCGCAGTTCCGTCAACTGTTGAACCAACAGGAACCGACACTAAACCATTCACCACATCTGATGGCTATACATGGAAGTTCCTTTACACGATTGGTATTTCAAATGCTTCTAACTTCCTGACGGCGAACTATATGCCGGTCAGATTTATCGATTCTGGGGAAGACGTTGACGCACTGAGTATTCAACAAAAGGGTGTACAGGATTCTGCTGTCGTCGGGCAGATTACGGATATTCGTATTACAAGTGCTGGTGCTGGGTATACATCAAAACCGACTGTCACGATCGTCGGAAACGGAACTGGCGCATCTGCTGTTGCGACTATCGATTCTTCGTTGGGTCAAGTCGTCAACATTGAAATGGCGAATGATTCATCTGCGTTTGGTTCGGGATACGATTATGCCAGTGTTACGTTGAGTGGCGGGGGTGCTACGATTCAAGGCGAGGCTCGTTGTGTTCTGTCGACTCCGTTGGGTATCGGCGGTGATCCTCGTGACGATCTTAGAGCAAACGCATTTATCTTCAATAGCCAACTTAGTGGTACAGAAGCCGGTGACTTCCTTGTTGGTCAAGACTTCAGGCAGATCGTCATTCTCAAGAATCCGAAACTTCCTGACTCCGATGGTCTATTCACTGCTTCAACCGGTCTTGGCCTGAAACGAATTCGACTCAGCGCTGTGACTTCAGCATTCAACGCAGATGACGTTATTATCGGTGCGACGTCCGGTGCTAGAGCGTATCTTGATGCAGTCGATGCTGATTCTGATATTCTGTATATTCACCAAACCGAAGATACCGGATTTACGAAGTTTGTCAACGGTGAAGTGTTGAGCGAGTCGGACGGTAGCGGTTCGGGTACAATCGATAACCTCGACTCGGCAGACTCAGCCGGTGAGTTTGATCTATTTTCCGGTGAGATCCTATATATAGATAATAGAGCGCCTGTTGTAAGAAACATCGGGCAAACAGAAGATATCAAGGTGGTTCTGCAACTATGACGGAAGTTTTCAATAAGAATACATTTGCTGTTACGTATCGTGATGATTTTGCCGAATCCGACGGTTATTATCGAATTCTGTTCAACAACGGTCGTCAACTTCAGGGTCGTGAGCTAAACCAACTTCAGACGATTATTCAAACCGAGATAAAGCGTTTCGGTAATAACATCTTCAAAGAAGGTGCTGCTGTCAATCCTGGGGGCGTGACTGTCAATAATCGGTATCAGTTTATCAAACTTGCGTCTGCTACATCTTTACCTTCGGACCTGTCTCTTCTAGTCGATCGTGTTTTTACCGGTCAGACGTCAGGTGTTCAGTTTCGAGTAATTGAAGCCGTTGATGCTGATACGAGTGATACGAGTGACACCGGTAACGACCCGCCGACTCTTTTTGTCACATACACCGATACGTCATCAGGAACTGCCGGCGCCACATCTGTAACTGTTGATGCTGGCGAAACGATTACAGATGGCGTATACACGTACACGGTTCAAGCAACGAACACAGTCGCCAATCCGGCAGTAGGATTTGGT